TCGAAGGTCTCTCGGCCCTTCCAGACCAATTGCGAGCAATAACCAAACGCGTTGGAGGTTCGGGAGTTTCAGCCGTCGCAACTAGCCCGCCGGCACGATCTCGGGAGGAACCTGGGTTGAGCCGTCGCGACGCCTCCGATCTCCTCGACGGCCTCGCACGGATGCGGAACGATCTGGCTGCGGCTCTTCCAGAGCCACAAGTTGGCTGTTGAGGTGTTCTTTCCCGTGACGTCAGTCAACGCGCGTCCGATGGCGCTCCTGAAGGGCATGAACGCCGACCGTTGGAACGCAAACCGCCGTCAAGAAAGGATCGAATACGCGCGAGCGCAGATTGGGCGGGACGTCCGGGCCCATCATCGGTGACCTCGATCACTATCGCGTTGCCGTCGGAACCCGCGTGAAGGCGAACCCGCCTCGGCTGCGGCTCTCCCTCAAGGCTTGCTGGGCATTGACCTGCAACGTGGCTGTGTCAGACTTGAACCGGTCTCTGTCCGCGAGCGGGAATTCGTGCCGGAAAATGTCCGGCCAGAGACCGGCGCGGCGTTCTTGGCGACAACGGCCGATTCCCGGCGGCAGAGACCGCACTATTCCGCGTCCCCGGCGCCAAAGCCACGGAAAGTCAAAGACTATTCTGTCAGCGCCTAAACGGTGTTTGGCTCCTCGCGGCTAATCGTCATCGGCGCTGGTCGGACGATTGGCTGGCAGAAGGTCCCATCGATAAGGCACCGCCTGTGCAAGGGCCGTCACGGTGGTGTCGTGCCGGCCTGTCCCCTCGATGATCGCGGACAAGGTACGTGGGGGGACAAAGGCAAGTGGCGTCAGAAGGCGAATGTGCCTTTCCACCCTGCCTTCACGCTCCGCGATCGCGTCGAACGATCGTATGCGGCCCGAGGCAATGCCGTCGATCCAAGAACGCGCCTTGGCAACGGCAAGGAGAATAGCGTCCCGGGTCTCTTGTTTGAGAGTTGGGTTGGCCTCGGGCTGATGCAGAACTCCTTTGACGGAAGGGAACGCCGGCGCGCTCCAAGGCAAGCTCATGACGGTGGTGCAGAAAGATAATGCCATCGCGGGCGCCTCAGTTGCCAGCGAGGGCGCGGGGGCCACAGTTGGTTCTTTCAATTCCATCTCGATTGAATCCGGGCGGACGATGATGCGCGTGACGTGGTGGTCGATCACTTCGCGATCGGAAAGACCGCCTTTTGGCTCCGTCCCGGGCCATGCCTTGGCGTGGATCGCCTCCACGACGAGCTTCTCCAGCTGGACCGCCGGGACCCGGGTGACGCGACCGGCGTCCGTTTTGCGGCGCTGAAGGAGGACATGGGAGACATAGTAGCGATAACGAACGCCGTCCTTGTTGGAGTGGCTGGGCGTCATCCGGTTGCCGCGGTCGTCGAAAATGCGGCCCATCAGGATGGCGGGCGAGCTTTCAACACGGACCCGCCGCGCCAGAACGTTCTCGGCAAGCTTGGCCTGGACAGCTTCGAAGGTGGGACGATCGATGATGGGCATATGCTCGCCGGTATGGGTCTCACCCCGGTAGACCACCTCCCCAATGTAGAAGCGGTTCTTGAGAAAATGCGCCAGCGCGCCCACGCTGTACGGGCCGCCACCCTTGGCGCGGCCGCTGGCGAAGGTGCGGACCTTCGATACGATGTTTCGGCGGGCCAGTTCCTCGGCCAGGGTGCCGACCGAGCCACATTCGAGGTAAAGCCGGAACATGGTGCGGACGGTCTCGGCCTCCTCGGGCACGATGACCAGCTTCTTGTTCACGGTGGCATACCCGAGCGGGATCGGGCCGCCGACCCACAGTCCCTTGCGCTTGGAGGCAGCGATCTTATCGCGGACCCGTTCGCCGATGACCTCCCGCTCGAACTGGGCAAACGAGAGGAGCACGTTGAGGGTCAGCCGCCCCATGCTGCTGGTGGTATTGAAGGACTGCGTGACCGACACGAACGAGACGGAATACTGGTCGAACAACTCCACCAGCTTGGCAAAATCAGTCAGCGACCGGGTCAGGCGGTCGACCTTGTAGACGGCGATAACATCGATCTTGCCGCCGCGGACATCGTCCAGCAGCTCTTGCAGCGCAGGGCGGTCGAGGGAGGCGCCAGACAGTCCGCCATCGTCATACCGGGTCCGGACCAGCCGCCAACCCTCGTGGGCTTGGCTCTTTATATAGGCCTCGCAGGCCCCACGCTGGGCATCGAGGGAGTTGAATTCCAGGTCGAGATTATGCTCGGTGGATTTGCGCGTGTAGATGGCGCAGCGGAGAAGCTTTCTTGGTGGGTACGGCGTCATCGGCCGGCCTCCGCTCGATCGGCTTTTGCCTTCATCCGCAGGCCGAAGAAGCGGCGCCCATTCCACGACGTGCCGGTGATGGCACGGGCGACGGCCGAGAGGCTGGGATAGGTCCGATCCTGCCAGACGAAGCCGTCGGGGGTGACGGTTACCGTGTGCCGCACACCCCCGTGCTCCCGCATCAGGACGGTGCCGGGCCGAAGCCGCGGCTCGGTGGCCGGCTTGGCGACCTCGCCATGGGCGAGCCCGTGGAGCAGCCGGAGTGTGGCCTTGTCATGCCCACCGTAGAATTTCTCCTGGATGCGCCAGGCGATCATGCGGCCAAGCAGATCCTTAGTGAGGGCAGGGGGCGGGGTCTTGCCGAACATTTTGGACCACCGGACCCGGAGGTCGTCCTTGCCGAGGGTCTGCAGCTTTTCGACCTCGGCGATGATTTCGCTTTCTGTGGGCATGATTGAACCCGCATGTTCGAGGGGAAGGGGAGGATGTCGAGCCGCTCCGTGCAGGCCGGAAGCGGCTCTCGGGACCGACCGGCGTCAGGCGGCCGTGCGGCCCGCCTTGCCCTTGCGAGGCTGCGGGCTGACGATGCGATACATCCGCTCGCCATCGAGCTTCTCGGAGACGAGAGTGAGACCGAGCTTCCTTCGGACGGCGCCGGCGAAGAACCCTCGCACGGAGTGCTGTTGCCAGCCGGTCTCCTTCATGATGGCCGCGATGGTCGTTCCTTGCGGGCGGCTCAACATCGCGATCACGTTGGCCTGCTTGGACTCGGCACGCGTTCGCGGAGGCTCGTTTTTCCGGCTCTTTCGTGGGCTGGCGGGTGCCTTGGCGGGCTTACGCCGGTTCGCCGACGGGGCGGCCGGCTTCTTGGCCGGTTCCGCCGAACCCGAGGCTTTGTCCTCAATCTGAATGGCCAGAAGGCCCTTCTTGGTGATGCGCAGGGAACGCGGACCATCCTCGTCGCGGCGCCAAATCGGCAGGGAGCCACGCGATGGGATCTCCTCGATGAGGCCTTCGGTCAGGAGCTTGGCAACGGCCTTGCCGGCAGCGCCGCCGGTCAGATTTGCCGGCCGCTCGAGGGCACGGTCGTCGCGCTGCGATGCCGCCGACAGCAGCGCCAGTTGGGTATCGGTCAATTTCACGGAATCCTCCATTCGGTTGTCGACGGCGAGTGCCGTCACCACCGAAGCCCCGCAGTGGCGATTAAGCCGGCGGGGCAGGATTCCGCAGGGCTATTCGCGCCCCGGAACGGTCACAGTACCGCTCCGTTCGCACCCGAATGCCAGTCCTTTCTGGATACTCATCTTGCTGGTTTTGGCATGAACGGATCAGCAAATGATCGCACCGCCTGCGTTCAGTCCCGGCGCTTAAAATTGCCGACCGGCGGGAACTCAGCTCCCGCAGAGGACCGATTCCTCGGCGGCTGGTGCCAGCGCCCCGATTGCGGTCTACCGATTGAAGCCTCGGTTCGGATTAAATCTCGCTCTTCGATCAGGAATTCTGGATTTGGCAAGGATCACCTCCCACTCGGCCGGGGTGAGCGAGCTCATAAAGGAGGTACTCTTGTGGAGGAGAGCCTGGCTGATGGAATCGCATTGGTCGTCATGCCGGCTGCCGGGAAAAGTGAAGAGCTCGGCCTCGAGATCAGCCAGCCACGCAGCCCTCTGCGGCAGCAGCACCTCGCCAGCTTCGAATTTGGCGGAGGCCACGGCCATGCGGCTGACTTTGTCGCCCTCTGGCTTCACCGCGATGATGCCTGAGACGCGTCCCCGCAGCTCCTGAACAAGCGAGGTGCCGGCGCCGGAATCCTCGACCAGAACTCGCCGTGCTTTCCAAGATTTGGCGAGCGCCTGCGCTGCTGCCTTGAGAGCGGGGTAGTCGACTCGGCGCCGCCAAACATCGACGAGATACCACCTGTTCTGACGCGTCACGATCCACGTCGTGCAGACCGACCAGTCGTTGTCCGGCCCGCCCTTACTCGCGGTATCCCAGCTTTGCAGCGTTAGCCGGCGTTCTGATGGGGGCGGCAAGTCCACATAGCGGATGATCCAATCACGCTTCACCATTGCCCCTCCCGGGGGCGCCGGCATTTGTTGGTATTGCGCCGAGAACGCGTCGCTGCCGATCTGCTGCTTCAGCGCCTCCAAAACGTCGAGCGGTTCGCGCTCTGGTGCCAGCGCTTCACCCACTTGTCGGATGTATGTTTGCCCGGCCCAAGTCGGTATGACGCTGTGGCAATCTGCAATGGCAGGCAGGCTCAGGACATCCCATTCATCGGACTGTTCCAAAAGAAAACCTGTCAAATCATCGATGTGGACCCGCTGCATGACGACGACAATCGTGCCGGTGCGCTTATCGTCCAAGCGGGACAGCAAGGTGTTCGTGAACCACTGGTTGGCGGCGGACCGCTTGACGTCGGAGAAGGCGTCGTCCGGCTTGAGGGGATCGTCGATGATGATCATGTCGCCGCCTCGACCCGTCAGTGTGCCGCCGACTGAAGTCGCCATTCGGAAGCCGCGGGCGGTGAGCTCGATCTCGGTTTCCGAATCCTTCGACCCAATCCGGGTGCCCGGAAAGGCTGATTTATACCAGGGCACCTCCAGGACGGCGCGAAAATCGTTGGAGTGCTTTTTTGCAAGGTCGCCCGAATAGCTGACGCAGATGATGCGCCGGGTGGGATCGTGGCCGAGGACAAAGGCCGGAAACGCTACCGAGGTCGCGATCGACTTCAGCGAACGGGGTGGCAAATTGATGATCAGGCGGCGGATCTCGCCGCGCCGCACCCGCTCGAGCCGCCAGGCGATTGCATCGATGTACCAACCGGGGAGGTATCGCTGGCCCGGTGTCAGAGTATTGAAGACCTTTTCCAGGAAGGCCCTGAACTCGTTTCGCAACAGGGCCTGCAGCAACCGTTCTTCATCGACCATTTCGGCGACCTGTATTCTTGCCTTTCCGGTCCGCAGAACCGGCCGGCTGCAGGAAGCGCATCAGAATCTCGCGGTCCTCAGCCAGCACCTCTTCGAGCTGAGGCCCGACTTCTGGGGCTTCGGCGTATCGGTCCATGAGCGACAGCATGAGCTTAAGTGCCCGGGTATCGCTTCGGACGGCCTCGTTGGCCAGACGGCGCAGCATGACTTCCAGCACTGGTATGCGGCGCGTCCTGCCGTTTTCGGTCACTTCGATCCTTCGATGAAGGATGTCGTACAGCACCGCCCCGACACTTTTGGGACCTTTGGGGCGCCCTTTGGGATTACCACTCTTCCCCGGCTTGAACTGCGTCGCCTTCGGCGGTTGTCCATAACCGACCTTGTAGGGGGATGATTTCAAGCGGAAGCGCTCAACCATGGCGGCGCGCTGAATATTGGCCAGCCCGGTCCGGTGCACGGTCACGGGTAGAGCGGAGGCGCCCTCCCTGATTCGTCTGGCCCCTCAAACCGGAGCCATGAGACTCGCCCCCGCCTCCGCGTGCAGTGGCAATCTCCTCAAAAGTCCGTCCGTCCCCTGCAAGCGTTGCCTCAAGCTTAGTCATCTGTTGCCAACGGCCTATGGCGGCATCAATGAACCGCGGCTCGATCTCCATGGCGTATGCGATCCGGCCCACCTTCTCGGCGGCCAAGATGGTCGTGCCGGAGCCGGCGAATTGATCGAGCACAGCCTCGCCCTTGGTGGTGGAGTCCAATAACGCGTCAGCAACCAGCGCGACGGGCTTTATGGTGGGATGGGTGGCGAGCGCCTCCATGCGGCCGCGGGCGAATGTGTTCACACCCGGATAAGTCCAGACATTGGACCGATTGCGGCCGAACCGACCTAGCTCGACATTGTTCCGGTGCGGACCCCGGCCGACACGGAAAACGCCAATCAACTCATGCGGGGACCGGTAGAACGAACCCTGGCCCGCATTGGTCTTGTTCCAGACCACCAGGTTCAACATGTCGCCAAAAAGCGTCTTCCCGACTTCGATCAAATCGGCGACATGGCGCCAGTCGATGCAGACGTAGTGGATTGCACCTTGGGCAGAGACCTCAACGCCATTACCCAGTGCCTCGCATAAGAACTGCCTGTATTGAGCCGGGCGCATTTCGCCGGATGCGAAAGCAAATTCCGAATGCCGGATCCGGCCGCGGCCCCCGATTGCCCGGACCGAAACATTGTAGGGCGGATCGCAAAAGACAGCCGCCGCCGAACCCCCCCTCATGAGTCGATCGAAATTGTCAGCCTTTCGGGCATCACCACACAGCAGCCAGTGCTTTCCAAGCGACCACAGATCCCCTGGCTGAGTTGCTGCCTTTTGCGGCAAGGGCGGCACGGTGTCCTCCGGATCAGGACCGGGAGACCTATCGGCGAAGAGCAAATCGATTTCGGCCGGCTCAAACCCCGTCAGCGAGACATCCATGCCCTCGGCCGGCAAGAGCTCGATCAGCTCGCCGAATTCGTGCGCAAGGAGTTCGAAGTCCCATCCGGCCCCTTCGGCGATCTTATTGTCGGCGATCACATAGGCGCGCTTCTGCGCCGCGGTGAGGTGGTCGAACCGGATGACCGGCACACGTGTAAGACCAATGAGCCGCGCAGCCTCAAGACGCCCGTGGCCAGCCAGAATGCTATGGTGGGCGTCCGCTATTACCGGGTTGAGAAAGCGAAAGGCCCTTATGCTCGCGGCGATCTGCTTGATCTGCCTCTTCGAATGCTTTCGCCCGTTCCTGGGATTGGGACGAAGTGCGGTACCCATTCGATTTGAGGTGAGCCCAGATCACAATTTGCCGCGCTGCGGGCAGAGTTCTCGCCGTCATAAGAACCCTTGATCTGGGGTTCAATTCGACGCGAACCCGCGCGACTATTCCTCTGCATCGAAGTCCAACCTTTCACTCAGGATTGTGTGGGTTCAATCTACCCGCTGCGTCCTCGCCGACGCGGCTCCGTCCGCACCAACTCCCTTGAAAGGCGATGCGCCACACCTACCACATCAAACATGGTCCACGCCCCTGCGCCGCCGCCCGCCTTCCAAGCGAATTGTATCGCCTCGTCCGGTCCTTGGCATACTGCACAATCGCGAACCCCCCCTTGCTCGTCGGGAGTCGTCCCCGTTTTGGAAACGATGGTGAGCAAAACCGGATCGGTATTGTCAAAGGCTATGTCGCCTTCTTTAGCGTTTCGGCGGATCTCTTCTTCGTCGAAAAGTATTTTTGGATCCCACTTGAGGATGCGAGCGTGCTGTTGCTCCAACTCGGACCTCACACGGCGCATCAGCGTGACAGCAACTCCCTGCGGCCACCCGTGTGCCATGAGCCGCAGTCCATTCAGAAGTGCGAAGGCCTCGTACTCTGAGAACCACACTTCCACTCCGCTCCCGGGAGCGCTCGCGCTGTAGAACGCGTAATGAGCACGTTCCGGATCCTGGGAACGTGGGATACAACCAACGGCCCGATCAGCTTCGAGGAGCCGCTTCAATCGGGTGCGCAGTTGCGGGCTCGGTTGTTCCAATCGAGGTTCCAAAACGCCGGATATGGCCTCCTCCACCTGGTTGCGTTTAAACCTCGGCATTTGAAACTGATCTAAGGTTTTTAACTCCTTTTGTCAACCACATTTCCTCTCCCCTCGCGTGAAGCGCGTAGAGCACGGGATGTCATGACAGCGGTTGACCACTCAAATCATCACGAGCGGCCTCTTGGCAAAGGCCGAACGCGGCGAGCTGCGCTCGGCCTGCCGATCGGGCTCGTGCGTGATCCGAGCGGAATAGTCATCAAAGATCCTGACTTGGCCGTGCAGGAGCGGATTGGGCTTGTATTCCAGACCTTTCTAAAGGTCCGCACGGTAGCCAAGGTCATGCGTGTGT